GAAGAACCAGACAGAACAACCATAACAACATTCTTTGTCTTAATTTTCTTCCTAGTTTTTTTAGCCCACCTCTTTTCTTCTGAGGAAGGAAAATAAAAAGGAGCGTGTTTAAAATCTATACCCGCTATTCTATGAGTTTCCTGAAGATAATTTTTATTACAGAGTTCGTGTATTCTTTCCTTGGGCCAATCATACGACTCATTGCCTTCAACCATATGAGGCTTACCATCAATCTCAATAGTTCTTTTTGGATTAAGAAGTAAAGTACCTTCTATAGATTCAGATAATTGAATAAATTTCTCAAAACATAGAGATATTTTTTCCCAGTATTCACCAAGAGAAAAATTACTTATCTGGTCATCACGCTGAATTATTAACTCATCCACATAAGGATTATTAGAAAGAAGAGCATGGCCTATCTCAGTAGTATTAACACAGACCCTGTATCCCATTTCCTTTAACACTGGAAACAAAGAGGAAGCCTGAATCATATCCCCAAAACCACCGTACCTTACAATACATGCTGTTTTTGCTTCTCTTACTCCGCCAAAATCTTTTGGCACATAGTCTTCTACTATTTTATTAGGAACATATATCTTCTTCATGACATATGTTCTATCACTTTTTCCCTGACAGATTCAATCTTATCATCATTCGAGAACTTAATACCTACGTCCTTAGCATAATGCATTAAAAGCTGTCTGCCGCCTAATCCTTTTTGTTTTTTTGCCCAGTCAATATCTTTTTCTACTACCTCGTTACCAGACAAATCATAATAAATACCATCTTGTTCGTACCTTTTTATCGGCCCACCATAAATGGTGGCGTAAGGTTTCTCAAAATCAATCTCCACTTAATCTCCTCAGTCTACAGACCAACCAACCCATTCAGGTTTGTTACCAACTCTAGCGTTGTTCTGCTTTTGATTGTCTTCATTAAAATATTTATCAGGACCAGTCATTAAAGTATAACCACTTTCACGTGGATTATTTTCTGGCTTTGATTTCTTATTGAAAGTATCTCTTTGAAATTTACCACCCATGATAATTTCTATCATAATATTATCCTTATTTCTTAAGTCCGTACTTCTTGCCGCCAGCGGCTTTACGAGGACCAGATGCCATCTTCCTTCGACCTGATGCAGAAACATTACTTTTCAGTTTGCTTCTTGCGCCTTTACGAGCACCTAATGATTCATCCTGTCTTGCTTTATAACCTTGTTTCTTAGCCATTATTTTCCCCAAAAGAAAGGGGGGCTTTCGCCCCCCGATCCATATTAACGAAAGTTAAAAGAGCCTTCGGAAGGCGTTGAAACTTTCTTTTTAGCGATTCCCATGGGTATCTGGTTTGGGCCGTGACTATCCATACCTAAATCTTTAGGTGTGGACGTATCCTTTTCCAAACTAGACAAACCATTTTCAGGAATTTTACCGTCTGCTGAATGTTTATTACTAGCCATTATTACCTCCTAGTACCATTCTACTTCGACATATGCGTTGCCTTTACCAGCCGCTGTACCAGAATCAGTTGCTTGAACATAAGTAACTTCAATCTGTGTATCGGCTGGAAGAGCCTCGATAATAACGCAGTCGCTGTCGTCTTGGTTATTAAAAACATCACCGGAAGCCGTGCCATCAGCAACTTCTAACTGACCATAATAATTAGGATCAGAAGTTGTGCCAATAAGAACTTTACCAGTTATGGTATCATCTGCAAAAGTTTCAGTAACATGTACGCCGATATCTTTTAGACTACCCTGCTTACCACTTGGACCTTTAAAACTCCAAGCAACACCAGTGCCAGCCGCAAAGTCTGTAACAAGAGGGTCTTGATAACAATACTCTCTTGGATCACTATAACTCATAATAAGCCTCCTATGATGCGCTGTCCCAAATCACGATACGTGACTGGGCTGCTTGAGTGTGAGTGATGCCAAAGCCACCTAAGTAATACCAAGCTATACCACGGTCCCTTCCAAAGTCGCCGGGAATTTTCCCACGAATTTCTTCTGGAACTGCGATAGCTTCTGCAACCGTATCCTCGCCAAAGAATACAGCCCAATCACTTAAGCCTTGCGCCCAAGCAGCGGCAGATGTGCCGATACCAGAGCCTTTAGCAATGTGTGTCTGCTCGACAAACCGAACGCCATCGTACCTACCGATTTCACCATTCATGATCATCTGAAAGCCTTGATCCACATACTGATGGATTCCTTCCAGATCACTCTTCAAGGTGGCGTAGGTTGAGGGCCATGCAAGACAGTAATAATCATCACCAGTATAGGCGGGAATATTACGTTCTTTCATCAAATCGACCATCAATCGAACATGTGCCTTACCAAGAGCAACAGTGTTGACTAGTGTAGCTGTACCATTCGTGGTCAATGTCAGCGCTGTCGTGCTAGTACCCGCAGTGGGAACTACGCGCAACTTTGCGGCATCAAACTGAGCGGCGGCTAAAACGTCAAATGCTTTCTTAGCATCGTTTTTTAACACTTTTCTAACGATCTCACGAACTGGTTGCTCGCTTAAGTCGTCAAGTTTTCCAGTCCATGGGACTGAGTTACCTGCTTCTGTAATCGTCATCGTACCCTGAGAAATCGTAAATGATGTCTCTGGGATAGTATTCGTTTCCGTCAGGGTAGTACCCTGAGTGGCAACGTCACTAAACACGTTCCAATGGAATGTATCGCCACGGTGCAAACCTTGATGTGCGGCATCTTTAATGTCGCAAAACTGTCGAAATTTGACAACAGGCTGAACCGCCATTCTCAACTCACGGCTGAGATTTAGCGCATACATATACCCACCAGAAGTGTTGACAGACCATACTTGTCCTGCCATAACTACCTCCTATACTCTGTTTATGGGTTGCCCTCTTGACTGCCTCATATCTTCAATAACTTGGCTTGGAGTTTTCTCCAGTTCCTCGTCCTCTCCGATCTTAGCTGTCTTTCGGGCCTGTTTTGGTTCAGAGACTATTCTTTTCTTTCTTGCGGATCGTTCATTACTCTTTCCGTTAGATAGATTAAGATTAGCCCATTCTCTCGCGTATTCAGCGGCGGCTTGGATAATGTGTCCCGGTGCCATATCAGGTCTTTCCTTCATAATGGTAACCGTTCTATTATCTGCAATAGCCCTTAACTCAGGCGTGTTAGCGATCTCAGGGTACTCAGACTCAAACCAAGAAACTGCTTCCTTGACTGATTTTTCATATACCTGCTGTTGCTGTTTAGCCTGTGCCACTTGTTGGCGAGCAAAAGCTTGATTTAAAGCTTTATTAACTGCTTCCTCTACATTTGGGGTGGCATCTTGCGAGCGTCCCGTAGTCAAAGTCTGCAACAATTCTGCGGCTTTATCCGCATCATCTTCATACAACGCTTGGTGGTACTCCTTCACTTTTTCTTTATAAGAATCAGTATCGGGTACTTCCTCCTCGCCCTCTTCGGGTGGAGAAGATTGTTGTGCTTTTAACTGCATCACGTAATTTCGTAATTGCTGTTCTTTTTGCTGAAGAAACCTTTCCTTTTGGGCGGCGGCTTCAAACCTTCTTTGTGAAGCTACATCTTTTTGATGAGAAGTTTTTAATCCCTCAAAAGGAACCTGAACCTCTTCACCATTTACTTTGACTGAAGTAACCCACTGCCCATCATCTGTCTGCCATACAGGAGATTTCGGGTCTTCTTGTTGTATTTCTTCCTCAACCTCCATCTCTTCAGACAATTCTTCTGAGGATTCTTCAATCATTTGTTGGACTGCTTCTTCTCCAACAATATCTTCTAAAACTTCAATTTCCCTAGAAGCCGCGATATTGTCCATCATCTCTTCTCTAGGTGTTACTTCTTGTTCCGCATCCTGTGGGGTAGCGTCTGCCATCTTACATCTCCTAAGTTATTCCGCTTCTCCATACTTCGCCAACTTCTCAGCATTATCGCCATCTGCAATAATCGCATCCAACCACTTAAGTAGTTTTAAAGGGGTAGCGAGGTTATTAGATATACTACGGTAATGTTTAAGTTCTTCTTCTGAAGAACCGGACCACTCCTGAAAAGCCATCTTTTGTAAATTAGAAATTGCGCCTCGATAATCAAGTACCGCTCTTTCAACAATAGCTTTTCCAGTTGGAGTTCTTATAAATTCCTGCGTGTTACGACCAATTTGAGTTCTCGTTATAAGTTCTTCGACTCTAGGGTCGCTAGGGTTATTAAATTCGCTCATCCTACCTCATATGGTATTTTATTATATTTATTTCTAGCCATGGTTCCGACCTTACTAACATTGTCTTTGTCTTCTACCATGGTAGATCGTCTTTCAATTTCTTGATCAATCACTTGATTAAGCAATGCATCTCTTTGCAACATTAATTCCGCTCGTCTAGTATCTGCGTCTTGTTGTTTTATACCAGCCTCACTCCTTTGAACATTAAGTCTTCCAGCATCAGCTTGAGTTCCTATAATAGTTTTCTGCAATTCTGTCTGAGACTTCAATTGAGCGGCTCTCAGAGTAGCTTCTGCCTTCATCTCTTCTATCGTCAAACGACCCTGCATCTTAACCTGATCTGTTTCAAGCATCTGTCCCATCTGATCAATCTGTGCTTGTAGTTCTTCTACCTGTGGATCAACATCATCTGTCGGCATTAAGAATCTTGAGCCATCCTTATATCCAAGTTGGGCAAAAACTTCTTTTGCTACCTCTTCTACATTAAACATTCCTTCCATCTGTGGAAACTGAGTAAGACTTCCAATGCCATAAAGAAGATTCTGAACTCTTCCAACAGGGTCAGTAGCATTCATACCAACATTGACTTTTAATAGAACATTCTGTTTAAGAAGTTCATCCATAACTTCGTCTTGTCCAAAATCTATAGGACTTTCAGCTTCTTCAGACTCATCACCTATACCAGCAAATGCCATTACGTGCTCGTCTGTCTCGTAATACTGTTCAAGCTTTAACAGTTGTTTCAAGACTGGCTCTACCCATGTTTCTGCAAATGTTCTTAATACAAACTCTGAAATAGAGTTAGTGTTACCAGCAATAAGTTCCATGCCGCCAACAGTTTCATTTAGGTTACGAGCGCCACCTACGGTAGAAGCTGAGAAGTTACCTTGCAGTTCATCGAAATCCATGTTGATTCGATCCTGCTCTTGATAAGCAGACCCTGTAACATCCCTCGTTTCAACGATTCGGACATCTTGGTCTGGATCATCCATTTCAACCGCACCACCGGGAACAGACCTAAATAGGGCATCTAGGTCTATATTTCGATCCCGACGAATATGGTAGCGCTTATTCATCGCCAACCTAATGTTGTCGAATCTT